AACTTCATGGTGGTTGACCAGAAGTCTGGTCTTTGTGAGATCAATAACATTAACGGTCTTGCGTTCCCAACAACTGATGGTTCGTCTAACAACGTTCTATCTACTAATGGTGCCGGTACTTTAACTTGGCAATCCATTAGCGCACTGGGTGGTTCAGGTATCAACAACCTGAATGAAGACACCACACCACAATTGGGTGGTGATCTTGACGTTGTCACTTATGACATTGTTTCTACTGGCAACCGAGACATCGATCTTGATCCCGGTGGTTCTGGTGTAGTTGTCGTCAAAGGCAACAGCACTCGTGGTTCAGGTTCTATCAAACTGAACTGTGAGCAGAACAGCCACGGTGTGCAGATCAAAAGCCCGCCGCACTCGGCTAACGCTACTTATACGTT